CAATATGTAGTAAGATCTGTTTATATGAACTGGAGACTCAAATATATTATACTGTCTACTTAATAACTAATGGTTCCGAAAATAAGAAGATCAAAAAGATTGACAAGACACCAGAGGGATGGTATAAAGGCAGAACGGTTTAATATAGGATATATTAAATGACAACATTTCTGATTATATATTCAATAATTGCATTAGTAACAACAGTATCATTGTTGTGTATTTTTACAGTTCATAATGGTTTATTTGTAACAACAAGAAACGAAGTTGTTAAAATTCAATTATGGGCTTGTGTTGGTCTTATTTTAATAGGAATATTTTGGCCAGTGTTTGCTATTCTTGTGTTCATTGGTTGGATTATGGATATGAGAAGATGATGGATGGTATAGTTACAAATCGTAGATATAAACAATTACTTTTACCAAACCCATTTGAAGTAGAATACAAAAATGAAATTGTTGAGGGTAAAAAACACGTTGTTGGATATATGAGTTGTAAAGAATGTGGTAGATATTTTGGTAAATCTTTATCAATAGATGAAATGGAAGATTGTCATAGTAATTGTATGATCACAAAATCATTAACGATATCTGCTTGACATCTCCTTATAAAAATGTTATATATAGTATGTCAGTGAGTTACTGACATATTTTCTTGCTTAAACAAAGGAGAAACAAATGACTAAAAACGATCCACTATTTAAAGCTTTCACAGTTGGTTTTGATGAGATGTTTAATCGTGTTCAAAGTTTGAACACAGATTATTCAAAAGCAATGTATTCATTCCCTCCCTATAATATTGTTAAGTTAGACGAAAACAAATATAGGGTTGAAGTGGCAGTTGCTGGTTTCTGTAAAAATGAACTGGAAGTTGAAGTGAAGGAAAATACTCTAGTTCTTTCTGGTAAATCTAAGACTGATGAATCAGAAAACTTTGTTCATAAGGGTATTGCCAATCGTGCATTCAAACGATCTTTTGAACTTGCTGATACTGTAGAGGTTCAAAGTTCGGAATTAACTAATGGTATGTTGAAGGTATTTTTAGAAAACATTATTCCAGAAAGTCGTAAACCTAAAAAGGTTGATATTACTGAACCTGTTCCTGAAAAGGAATAGATATATTCTATAAATAGTTAATAGTGAAGAACCTTATTGCCTTTGTGATAAGGTTCTTTTTTTATCAAACGAAAGGTATTAATATGTCTGATATCAAAGAAGGATGGAAGTGTCCTGTTTGTAAGAAAGTATTTGCACCAACACAGAAAATGTGTAAAAAATGTTCCAAAGTAGAATCTACAAATAATCCTGGAGATTCTAAAATATTTCTACAAGATTAGTATTGACAAAAGGAATAAAGTAATGTATGATGATAAAATAAAGTTAACAAACTTAAAAATAGTCCCTGAAGAAACCATCATACAATGTGCAAAAGATCTTTCCAATGAACAAAGAAATACTTTTGAGGATTTGCTAGATGAGGCATATTATTTTAGGATGGTAGGACTTTCACCAGTTTTTATTACTACATCTAATATGAAGAATTTATTTGTAACTTCTAAAGAAAAACTTAGAAAAGAATATCACTAGAAAGATCTAAATGTCTAAATTCTATACGAATGTTTTCTCTCGGGGGAACAAGGTTTACGTTCGTGGATATGAGAACGGTAAAGCATTTCAAAAATATGAATATTATAAACCATACTTGTTTGTTGATGACAAGGATGGTAACTATAAAACTGTAGATAAAAAACCAGCTTCAAAGATAATGTTTAACAGCATTTCTGAAGCAAGAGAATTTGTCACCAAATATAAAGATATACAAAATTTCAACTATTACGGGTTGGAGAATTTTCAGTATTTGTATATCTATGATAATTATTCTGGTGATGTGCAATATGATCCATCAAAGATGTCTGTTGTATCTCTTGATATTGAATGTATTGCTGATCAAGGATTTCCAGATATACAACTAGCAGATAAAGAAATAACTGCCATCACCATCAGAAAGAATAAATTGAATTTGGTGTTTGGATGTGGTGAGTTTGTAACTGATGATCCCAACACAAAATACTTTAGATGTAAAGATGAGAAAGAACTTCTTTATAAGTTTGTTGATATTTGGAATCGTCCTTTTATCAAACCAGATATTATCACTGGTTGGAACATAGAGTTTTTTGATATTCCATATCTAGTAAATCGTATTCGTAATATTTGTGGTGAAGACCTTGCAAGAAATTTGTCTCCTTGGAGAATGATTAATGAAGGCAAGGTTCATTACAAAGGCAAAGAGAATCAGAATTTTGTTCTGATGGGAATATCAACACTTGATTATTACCAGTTATATCGTAAGTTTACTTTTGGTAATCAGGAGAGTTATAAACTTGACTATATTGCATCAGTAGAACTTGGTGAGAAGAAAATTGATTATTCTGAATATGGTTCTTTGTTAGAATTGTATAAGAATAACTTCCAAAAGTTTATTGAATACAATATTCACGATGTTGTTCTTGTTGATAGGTTGGAAGAAAAACTTAAGTTTATTGAACAAGTAATGGCACTTGCATATGATGCAAAAGTAAACTTTGTTGATACTCTTACAACAGTTCGTCCTTGGGATGTTATTATTCACAACTACCTATTGGATAGAAAAACAGTTGTACCTAAACTTGTTATAAAAGATAATAATGAAAGTTTGGTTGGTGGTTTTGTGAAAGATCCAAAAGTTGGTATGAGTGAATGGGTTGTATCTTTTGATTTAAATTCGCTCTATCCACATTTGATTATGCAGTATAATATTTCACCAGAGAAGTTTGTGAAGAAAGTTCCTATGTGGCATAACACAGATGAACTTATTTCAAAGAAACCAATTGATTATGAACCTGGATATATCTATTCAGGTAATGGTTGTGTTTATAAAAATGATTATCAAGGATTTCTTCCTGCATTGATGGAAAAAATGTATAATGATAGATCTGAATATAAAAAGAAAATGATTGAACTAAAGAAAAAGTTTGAGGAAACAAAAGATGCTGCAACTGGTATGCAAATTGCCAAATATCATAATATGCAAATGGCAAAAAAGATTCAGTTAAACTCTGCTTACGGTGCATTAGGAAATAAATATTTTCGTTGGTTTAATTTTGATCTAGCAGAATCTATTACTAAGTCTGGACAACTTTCTATTCGTTGGATTGAAAAACGAATGAATGAGTTTATGAATAAAATGTTAAAGACTGATAATGTTGACTATGTTATAGCATCTGATACAGACTCAATCTATATTGAAATGAAAGAACTTGTAAAACGAATTGATGTAAATGATGATGTCAAGATTGTGTCAGCAATAGATCAATTTTGTGAGCAGAAGATTCAACCATATCTTGACAAATGTTATCAAGAACTTGCTGATTATATGAATGTATATCAGCAGAAGATGTTTATGAAACGTGAAACTATTGCTAATAAAGGCATTTGGAAAGCAAAGAAGATGTATATTCTAAATGCTTGGAATGTTGAAGGTGTTCAATATGATTCACCTAAGTTAAAAATGCAGGGTATTGAAGCAGTTCGTTCATCAACACCACAGGTTTGTAGAGAATATATTCGCAAAGCACTTGAGATTATTATGAATGAAAGCGAAATATCTTTACAAAACTATATCTCACAAATAAGAGAAGAGTATAAAAATCTTCCATTTGACGATATTGCTTTTCCTCGTGGAGCAAATAATGTTGACAAATATTATGATAGAAGTCACATATATGTGAAAGGAACACCCATTCACATTAAAGCATCTTTGTTGTATAATAATTTGTTGAAAAAATATGGATTGAGAAATCTACAACCAATAATGAGTGGTGATAAAATTAAGTATTGTTATTTAAAACTACCAAATAAAATACAAGACACCGTAATTTCTAACCTAGATAGTTTGCCTGATGAATTGGGATTGAACCAATATATTGATTATGAAAAACAATTTGATAAATCTTTTATAGAACCACTAAAATCTATTACAAGTATTATCAGATGGGATTATGAAAAGAAATTAACATTGGAGGATTTTTTTAATGTCTGACGAAAATATCTATGATTTCGGTTTCAGTTTAATGTCTGAAGACGAAGTTAAAGAAGAAGAAAAGAAACTAAAAAAAGTAGTTGAGAATGAATCTTATAAACTTGATAAAGTGAGAGAAATGATTACACCATTTCTTGTAAATTTAATGAAAGAACCACAAAAGGAATATATTTATTGGCCGGATAGAAAAGAAAAAGTAGAAGATTTTCTCAAACAAATAAACGATTTTATAGATTCACATTGACTGGAGAAAGATATGAGTTTAAAAGACAGGTTGATAAAAAATTCAACTATTGATTACACATCTACCCTTACAGAAAGTAAGATTTACACTAAAAAAGATATGATTCAAACCTCAGTGCCTATGATTAATGTGGCACTTGGTGGTTCTATTGATGGTGGTTTAACTCCTGGTTTAACAATGTTAGCTGGGCCGTCGAAACATTTCAAGACTGGGTTTTCTTTGTTATTAGCATCTGCTTTTCTAAAAAAGTATGAGGATGGTGTTGTTTTATTTTATGATTCAGAGTTTGGAACACCGCAATCATACTTTGAAACATTTGGTATCGATTTGGATTCAGTAATCCATACACCAATTACAGATGTTGAAGAACTAAAACACGATATTATGAAACAGATGAAGGATATTGAACGAGGAGATAAGGTTTTTATTCTTGTAGATTCAATTGGCAATCTTGCTTCAAAGAAAGAAGTTGAAGACGCTCTAGATGGTAAATCTGTTGCTGATATGACAAGAGCAAAACAATTAAAATCTTTGTTTCGTATGGTAACACCACAT